CTCACAAGAAAGCTGAACGATAAAGATCCTTTATTCACATCTGTTGCCTACAACAACTTGGGAGGACGAATGACACCCAACTCAGTTAGCTGGATGGTGAAGTCTAAGCTCAAGTCAATCGGGATTGATGATAAGAATATCACGGCTCACTCACTCAGACACACCTATGCTCAAATGTTATTCCGGGTAGATACGAACTTGTACGAGGTTCAGCAGCGCATGCGGCATACGAGTAGTAAGGTTACAGAAATCTACTTGGCTGGGATAAGGAAAGAGCTCTTGCTGAAGGATGCTGCAGGCAAGAAACTCGACGAATTGTTTTAAGCCGATTTAAGAGCGCGAAGAGATAAAACATACTATCCCAAGCTAAGCGAGGAGATAAAACATGAGGCTTAATCTGATGCTCAAATAAGGCTGTTTTATGATGCAGATTAATGAATAGCCTTAATAATGAAGTGATTTATTAATGCTCTATTACTGTTAGATAAAGGAAGTGTGAAAGCTTAATGTTTACGATAGTTACAGAGTGTTCGAGTATATGATTAAGGTGTTTTAGGAAAAATATAGATAAACAGGGCGATACGGGGGGTGGGTAAAATCCTCAGAAAGGTGCAAAAACACATCGGTGATAACTCTCTTTCTGTGCTCATGCAAAATTCAGGATTGAAAAGCCCAAGGTGAAAAGCCCAATTAAAGAGAACAAGATGGCAGGTAGAGGTAGACCAAGAAAACCAACGAACATGAAATTGCTACAAGGAACGGCTCAGCCTTGCAGGTTAAATCCGAACGAACCGGAAACGGAACCCGTGAAGGAAATGAAAGCACCCAGCTATTTGAATGGGGTGGCTAAAAAAGCTTTTGTTGAATTGGTGAAATTGGTTGGAGCCGATGGGATGAATGTTTTGGCTGATACAGATAAAACAGCAATGGCAATGCTTTGTGATCAGTACAGCATTTACCGTGAAGCTCGCAAAGATGTGAGAAGTTTGGGATTGACCTATGAGAGTATCGGTAGGGCAGGGATTCAGATAAAGGCACGACCTGAGGTAGCGATAATGAATGCAGCATGGGATAGGGTTGCGAAGATGTTGGTTGAGTTTGGTTGTACCCCGGCTGCCCGAAGTCGAGTAGACGAATTGGATAAGCAAGGAGAAGATCCTTTTGAGAAATTTTTAAAACAATCAAGCTAATGCACCCGGCAGAGAGATACGCTAAAGATATAATTGCAGGAAAGCGACCTGCATGCGAGCAAGTAATCAATGCTTGTAAACGCTACTTCGATGATTTGGAAATGGGAGTAGACCGTGGTTTGTATTTCGATAGAAAAGCGGCCCAGCGTGCCATTGCTTTCTTCCAGTTTCTGAGACACTACAAAGGCAAGTTTGAGGGGAAGGTTTTCGAGCTTGAGCCCTGGCAGCAATTTGTACTGTGGAATATGTTTGGCTGGATGAAGTCGAATGGGAAGCGTCGATTCAGATATGCTTATGTGGCAGTGCCTCGTAAGAATGGCAAGACTGCCATGCTATCCGGTATCGGTTTGTACATGATGATTGCTGATGGTGAGAATGCTGCTGAAGCTTACACGGCTGCTACAAAAAGAGAACAAGCCCGCCTATGTTTCGACGATGCCACCGCAATGGTTCAGAGTTCACCCGCCTTGAGAAACAGGGTTAAGGTCTTTACCAATTCCCTGAATATTCCAGCCAATAGAAGCAAGATGGCCCCGCTGTCAAGCGATTCTAAAAAGCAGGATGGTACTTCGCCCAGCTGTGGGATTATCGATGAGTACCATGGTCATGCGAATGATGGCATGTTTAAGGTTTTGAAATCAGGGATGGGAGCAAGGGAGCAACCCATCATGTGGATTATTACCACGGCTGGTTTTAACAAGTTAGGACCATGTAAGAAGTACCAGGATAAATGCGAGAAGGTATTGAAGGGAATTGTGGAGCAGGATAATCTCTTTGCTATGATTTTCACAACGGACAAGGGAGATGACTGGCAGGATGAAGCCACTTGGATAAAAGCTAACCCAAGCTACTACGCCATATCAACCCTGCAAGATTTCCTGAAGGAGGAGTATATCGATGCCAAGAATGACCCGAGTATGCAAGTGAATTTCAAGACCAAGAACTTGAACATGTGGGTAGATTCTGAGGATGTGTGGATTGAGGACGAGAAATGGATGGCATGTACGGGAGAGGAGTTGAGCCAGCAAGCCATTATTGAGAAGTTGAAAGGGCGTACCTGTTATGGTGGTTTAGACCTTGCGAGTGTGGAGGACCTTAGTTCCTTAGGCTTGTATTTCCCGGCAACCAAAACCGAGCCAGCTTGTCAGATTACTTTCTTTTGGGTGCCCGAGGAAACGGTTGATAAGCGAGTTGAGAAAGATGATATTCCCTACGATGAGTGGGTGAGTGATGGCTGGATAATGGCAACACCTGGTAACATACAAGACTACGATGCGATACGTCAATTTATATCAGGCGTGTGCGAGGTAGATGGAGAGATGACCGAGAGTGAGGATTGTGTGGCGACCTGGTTCGACCTGAAGAGTATTGCTTACGACCGTTACAACTCAAGCCAGTTGGTTGTTGACCTGATGAAAGATGATATTGAAATGACTCCATTCGGGCAGGGTTTTGTCTCGATGAGTTTTCCAACTAAAGAATTTGTAAAGCTGATATTGAAGAAAGAGGTCCACCACTTTGCTAACCCGGTAGTGAGATGGCAAGTATCGAATGTATCGCTTCAGCGTGATGCTGCTGGAAATGTAAAAGTATCAAAAGAAAAATCGAAGGAAAAGGTGGACGGTATTGTCTCTGATGTGATGGCTTATGGTGAGTACCTGAGCTGCGATGGCGATGATACAGGGAATGCCTATGAAAATCACGGAATACGAACAGTCTAAAAACAATTGAACAAGATGACCGCAGAATTGAACAACAAACTACTAACCATTGAAGGTTTTATTGAGCGATACCGAAGCTTATTGAAAGACTACAAAACCAATGAAGCTGCTTACGAAGCTACTGAAAAAGAGTTTCAGGAAAGTTTTGCTAAGCGCCGATACTCTTCTTACGGAGGTTTTCGTGTGACCTTAACCCGATGGAATTACAAACGCTTACAAAGATTAAAAAAGAGAAATGCAGATAAAAGAAAGCGTGAAGAATCACGAAGCCTGGCATAAGTGCCCGTGCTGCGCTTGGGAGTACGACCTACGACTCTCAAGCGAATGTCCTAAGTGTCATACTAACTCAAATTAATAGAATCTTATGAAATACGGATGGTTACATGGTACTGGTATAAAGATGCTGTATGTGAATCAAGTCGAGGGACCTTTGAGCATATCCTACGATTTTAAAGAAGCTGCAAGTTTCAAATCGATTGCAGAATGCCAGGCACACTTCCTTAGCAAACACGCTATCCCTGAAAATTTCGAACACTGTCTGCACAATGGTTATTTGAAATACTTCGATGATAAGGGGCAGATGCTAATTGTTTGAGCAAATGGTATTGTGAAGTTGAGATGATGAGTCTGTACGAGGTGTCGTTATGTTAATAGTGGTTGTTGTGTTTCTGAATTTAATGATCGAATGTGTTTTTTATTTTTTTTGACTGAGAATATGTTGTAATTTTGCATCAATAACGTTATAATCAGCAAAGTAAATGTCCGTCTGGCGGTGTTGTTTAGTATAGTGATAACAATGGATTATCAGCAGGATCATCATGTGTATATGTTTCTGTATGATGATGAAATAGAAAGGAAGAAAAAATATGTTAAAATGGAAAGAGGCGGCAGGATCTTCAAATGTGGATTTGAAAGATCTTACAGTTATGCCAGATGGGACAATATTAGGGATCGGCACTGGTAATAAGCTTTTTAAACGTGTTAGCTTAGAAGATGAATGGGAGGAAGCTCCTGAATCCCCAAGAGAATATCTTAATGGTATAGCTACTTTGCCAGATGGAAGAATATTAGGTATTGGCTCTACTAATAAGCTCTTTATACGTGCTAGTTTGGAAGATAAATGGGAGACTGTTACAGTTACTGAAGAAAATCTTAATGGTATAGCTACCATGCCTGATGGTAAGATGCTTGGAATTAATAAGTCCAATAAACTCATTGTGCGTGATAGTTTTGATAAGAATTGGGAGAGAGCTCCTGAATCCCCAGGAGAATATCTTAATAGCATAGCTACCATGTTTGATGGATGGATGTTGGGAGTTGATTCTAATCATAAGCTTGTTATGCGTCCTAGCATGGATGAGCATTGGCATGATCATTCTAGTAAAGGAGAACATCTTAATGGTATAGCTACTTTTCTTAGAAAGGTATATGGTATTGACTCTAATCATAAGCTTGTTGTACGTGATAGTTTGAATAATAAGTGGGAGAAAGCTCCTGAATCCCCAGAAGAATATCTTATTGATATAGCTACCATGCCTGATGGTAAGATATTGGGAGTTGATTCTAATCATAAGCTTGTTATGCGGGATGGTTTGGATAAGAGTTGGGAGAAAGCTCCTGGATCCCCAGAAGAATATCTTCATAACATAGCTACTACGCCTGATGGTAAGATATTGGGAGTTGATTCTAATCATAAGCTTGTTACG